ACATCTACTTGTGTACGAGCAAGACCAACTCCCTGCAAGTACTCATAGGCTTGTTTTATACGGTATTTCGCTTCCATAATGTTAATTAAATGTTAAATATATACTATATATAAATCAAATCCAAACAAAATACATATATTTGCATCGTAAAATAAACAAACAAGGCATGGGATGCGGATATAATTCGCACCTTATCGCAACTGAACAATGCAAATATAGCGAAAATTCGCAAACCATGCCTATTGTTTAGAAAATAAAATCAAATAAATATGAAAGTAACAGTAGAGGACATACTAAAGATTAGACCAGGAAGAACAAAGACATTCATCTTGGGAAAGCCAAATGAATGCCATTCGGCAGTGTCGTTGGTTGGATATGTGAAAAAGACAAGGAAGCCAGCCGATGTTTCTAATTACACCACCGCTACGGATTGGAAGAGTTGTAGCGTTTCGATAACAGCAGTCGGATTTTGATTATGTCAAGACAAAAGATAATCGGGAAAATAGAGCCAATACAAAAGGTATGGCTTAGCAAGAAGGAAGCTGCCGCTTATCTTGGAGTGACAGAAAGGTATATGGATGAAATAAACAAAAGACCCGACATAGACCTATACCGCCTGTCTAACAAATGCTTCTTATACAGTAAAGATAATCTTGACAGCATGATACGCAAGTCAAGAATATAGGAAGCTGGCAAGATACGAGAAAATACAGCCGCCAAGAAAGCCAACGACTTGCAAAGGTAAGCGAGATACCGGGCGGCACAAGGCGAAACCGATGAGCCTAACATTCGGGATGGGAGAGGCAACCCTCAAAAATGGCTTCGTGTTCAGGGCACGTAAAATTAGCCTGCGCTGATAAGCAGTCCGGCAGTGAGGTAAAACCGAAGCGGACACATAGCCGAGGCGGAGAAAAACAATCTGTGAAAGCAACCAATTGCGATGACTACCTGCGGATGAAGTGGCAGCGTAAGAGCATAAGGCAGCAGCAGACGATAAGTTAATGGGCGCACTCTATGTACCGAAGTCTTTGGAACGGGTAAGTAATAGGTTGGAACGGGGCACCACCCACGCATAGAGGAGCAATTTCTAATGAAGAAATTCATTTTGATATATATCCCCTCCCGTCAAATTCGGGCACGCTGAAAAGCCAAATACGCATTGTTGCGTTGAGGGGAGCTAAACTTTTAAAACATACAGTATATGAAAGGTCAAATGGGAAGAACAGAAACGGTCTTTACGTGAAAGTTGACAAGATAAAGACTGAGGATGAAAAATGGCGGCTAATAAGGATGCTGTCAGATTATACGATAGAGGATCCGGATGTGAAATTGAGTGATATGATAAGCAGCGGAGTAAAAGTCCCATACATACCTAAAGGTGAATGGGACTTTTATGATGCAGTGTCTATTCTTTGAGAAGCAAATAAGATTACAACAATATATCTTGCAATTTTTTCAATGAAACAGAATAACTGTCATCGGCCGTGTCCTGGAGATGAGCGAACAACTCTTCAAGAGAATCCCATCTGCGCATGTCACCAAAATGAAGAATTATCTTCCAAAGATGATTGTTCTCCTCAAAAATGGGCAGCATTGTCGCTGATAGATTTGAGTAGATTTCCCGATGGTACACGGGTTGTTCAAGTTTGGCCTGATTTAGTCTTAGATATTCCCGACAGTTCTCTTGGAATTGACCCTGATGGGCGTTTAGAAGACAGGGAACAAGGTGTTGATAGCGAGGAAGGATACCTATCCGAAGAACATCGCAGAGAACAATTAGTCTTTTTAAATGGATAATTGAGGATAGGTCGCACATAGTTTCCTCAAACCATACCAATCCTCTGATGTCTTTTACCATAGGACCGTTGATAAGATGATGGCAATACTCATGCGCAAATTGGTACACCCAACGCATCCAGTCATTGCCTTTTACGTGAAGGTATATGCGATGTCCAGTTCCGCCTTCTATATCGTATATTGTCGGGCATTCATCTTTATAAAATATAAAGCAGTCGCTTGTGTGGAAGACGCTATCACCTATCCAGTTAGAGAAGTCAAGTTGTACTTGCTGTAAAAGACGGTGAACAATAGACTTGCTATATTCTCCAAAATTTTTGTCTTCTCCGACATACAAGTTTGTAGAAATTCTTTTTAACTCCATAATTCTTAATTTTTGGTTTGACAGCGCAAAATTAAGAAAATCCCCCGGTTATAACGTGATGCTGCCAATCGAATTGGCTCGGGGGAACTGAATCAAAACTTTATTACAATGAAAGAATACAAATTAAACATCCCTGATGAATGCGAAGTAGAAAATGTTTGCAAAGTCGACTTTTTCGGAAAAGAAACAATAGTTGTTTCGCTTGCTTCGGTTTTTACCCCGAAGCCCGGCGATTACGTATCGACCGATGACGGTCAGGTTGGCATGAAGACGAAAAACGGATATTTCCGATTCAAAGGAGGCGCAAACGTGCCGTTTACAAGATTCGCGAATGATGCCCAAAAAAGCGAATTTGACGCGCTTTTGAATAAATACGGATTGCACTTTGACGGATATTTAGAGAAGGTTGTTAAAAAGCCAAAAGTAGGCGACTTGTGTATATTCTTTACGCATCATTATCGTGAAAATGCAATTATACGGATATTAAAGAAAGTAAAAGAAGGTCGTTGGTATATTGACAACACGGGTTCAACTTGGAATAATTGCGTGAAATTCGACAGCAAAGAGCAATACAAGGAAATTTTAAATCTGTAAAAAATGAAAACAGCTAACTTTTTTGTTTCCATTATCGCTACATTGCTAGCGCTTGGAATGGTTTACGGTGCTTTTATAACACCAAGCCCGATGAAGACTTTGTCTGTAGTTATGCTATCAATCATTTCATTACTATGTTCTTGCACGGTAGTGATATGCTACAATGAGTTGAAGGATTGATAATTTTGTAAGTCATATTTTTGTGGTATTAGTGAATTACTTGACAAATGCCATACGGTTAGTGATAATAGTATGGCATAACACCTTGTCTCAGGCGCATACAATGAACATCACAATTTACTATATCTTTATATTCATTCATCATTGTATGGAGGTTCGATTCCTCGCAAGGTGACATAGCCAATGATTAATTGGGTTATATCATGGTTTATACTTTCTTCCGTTATTCGCGAGAATAGCGGAAGGTTTATAATGATATTAAAAATGAAACAATAAATGAAATTATCGGAAAAAACTATTAAACAAAAAGCAAAGGAATATGCCGAAAGCATACACGGGCTTACGCATAAGAAAACCGCTCCAATTGATTTTGAAAAAGGGGCATTATTCATCCTTGAATTAATCAGATGGAAGGATGCGGTGAAGGATCCACCACCATTAGGGACAAGAGTTCTGGTAAAGAAGACAGGATCGTTTGTCAATACAGGCATGTTGATATATGACTCCGAGAAGAAAAAGAATGTATGGATATGCGGAAACACCAACCGTGCATGGGATATAGACCTGTGGAAACCTCTGCCAATTTAGAAGAATCTTTTTTAAAACAAAATATTTATGGGAAAATATCAGATTATTAACTGCCAGCTAGTTTATTCAAATGGAGGGCGCGACACGGTTAAACTTGTATCGCCTGTGATTGTGGACGATATAGAAACGTTCAGAATGGGCGTAAGGGCAACTCATGATGGTTGCATTGGCGTTAATATTACTTACAACGAGCTACCATGATGCCATATATAAACGCTTACGTTTTATGATGGATAGTGCTAATGATTCGGAATATATGGGAGCCAGATAACATACAGACAATCAATAATCTACTGAAATAGCAGATTCTTGATGAATTTCCAAAGATGAAGAATCCACTAGTTAAAATTGAAATTAAAATTAAATGGTTATGAAAAAAGGTGATAAGGTACGTGAAATAGGTGATACGTTGACAGGAACGATTGTTTATATCGCTAACGGATATGCTGATGTCAAATATCCTAATATGGAAGGTGTATACTCGTTACCTGTCCAATTCCTTGAAAAGGTATGAGGGATATAAGGCAGATAAACGATGAACTAGATAAACTTTATTCAGAACTTGATATAGTCCAGTCAATGAGTGAAGAACTAGTAAGGAGCGTGTTTAATGCTGAGTGTAAAGGCGAATATATATCCTTACTTAATGAGGAAATTGATTCACTTGAAAATGAACTTGAAGAAGTGGAAAGATATCATAGCAGGAAGCGGAACTTTGTAAGGACTGCTGATTTGCCTTTTTTATGTTGGTAAATAATAATTTTATAATGAGCGAACAGTTGATATATAGTAAGATAGCCAATATTCTCAAAGAGACAAAGGCTATTACCAAATCGGAGAAAAACCAGCAACAGGGTTTCAAATTTCGCGGAATTGACAATGTCATGAACGAACTTCATGAATTATTCTCAAAAAATGAGGTATTTATACTGCAAGAAGTACAGAGTTTTACAACAGAAAACAGGATAACGAAATCCGGAAGTACGAATACATTTACAAGGGCTACAATAAAGTTCAAGTACATGACCACCGATGGATCGTATGTTGAAACTGTAAATGTAGGAGAAGCGCAAGACAGCTCCGATAAGGGGTTTAATAAATGTATGAGCATAGCGTTGAAATATTCTCTGCTTCAAATGTTTCTGATTCCTACAGAAGAACAAAAAGACCCTGACAGTACAACGCCTGAGGAAACTGATTTTATCGCAATGGCATTGCAAGAAGTAAGATCAAGCCTGTCTATTGAGACATTACAAGTAGTATGGGGTAATTATAAGGAATTGCAGAGCGACAAACGCTTCGTTGAAGCAGTAACAAGAAGGAAAGGAGAATTGAAATGAAACTAATCAAATCACAAGTCGTTTTCAATTCCGATGAACATACTTATATGCTCGGAGACAAGGAATTAAGTGGCATTACTTCTATAATAAGCAGACAACTTTTCCCCGATAAATACCATGATGTTCCCGAAGGCGTATTAAGAAAAGCGGCTGAAAGAGGTACTATGATCCACAGCATCTGTGAGCTTATTGATGATATGGGAATAGCTCATGATATAGATGAAGCCCAAGGATACAAGGAGTTGAAAGATGATTGGGGGTTAATGTACGAATGTTCTGAATATTTAGTATCAGATAATGAGAAGTACGCAAGCTGCATTGACAAGGTTTATCGCGAAAATGAAACTGATTTTACTTTAGGTGATATAAAGACTACTTACATGCTTGACAAAGAATATGTAAGATGGCAACTGAGTATATATGCATACCTTTTCGAATTGCAGAATCTTGGGTGCAAAGCGGTAAGACTTATATGTATATGGCTGAGAGGGGAAAGGCATGAAATAGTTGAAGTCGATAGAATACCATCAGAAGTTGTAATGAATCTGTTGGAATGCGATTCGAAAGGAAGACAGTTCGTGAACCCCTATCCAATACCATCTGCCACCCTTCCTTACAAATACAGGAAGATGGAGAAGTCGATACAGGAAATCGTGTCACAGGCTAAATACTGGTCCGATAAAAAGAAAGAAATAACCGATGGCGCTATGAAGGCCATGGTAGAAGCCGGGGAGTATAGCTGGATAGGTGACATCATATCATTTACTCGTAAAAAAGACACTATTAGAAAGGATTTTGACAAGAAGGCGTTTGAGAAAGATTATCCTGACTTATACAAGAAATATTTAAAAGAGATTCCAGTAGTTGGAAGTGTAACACTAAAAACAATATAATTATGGCAAACCAAATTACAGGAAAGATACTTTATATCTATCCTACACAGCAGATAACCTCCAAGGACGGAAGTAAGACAATTGAAAAAAGGTCTCTTGTGATAGATTGCACGAGATTCGACCCATATACGGGTGAGCGTGGCATAGAGAACACTCCCCTGTTAGAGTTTACGAATGACAGATGCGCCGAGCTTGACAAGTTTCAAGTTGGTCAAGTAGTCACCATATCATTTGACGTACAAGGAGCTAGGTATAAGGACACTAAAGGTGTTGAACAGATATTTACTCGTGTGCGTCCGTACCGCATAGAGCAAAGGCAGACGCAACGGCAGCCATCGCATATACAGCAGGCAACACCCGTACAACAGCACGCCTATCAGCCGCAACAGGCATATCAGCAGCCACAGCAGAACTTCCCGCCTCCGGTTGATGCAAATGCTGATTTACCATTTTAACCTATGAAATTCGATGGTGCGAATCCGCTCCACACACAACAGGCAAGGGCGAAACTGGAAAAGCTGATATCCGGGCAGAAGGTGTTCGAGCTGACAGAGAACAAGCCAAGAAGGACTTTGAGACAGAACGCTTACCTGCATACATGCCTCGGCTATTTCGCCTCACAGACAGGCAACACATTGGAATATGTCAAGCAGAAGTACTTCAAGCTCCTATGCAACAAAGACCTATTTGTGCGCGAGGTGGATGACAAGTATTTGGGTCGTATCAAAGTTTTGCGGAGTTCGGCAGAGCTTGACACAGGCGAGATGACAACCGCAATAGAAAGGTTCCGGAATTGGTCAGCGGCACAGGCTGGCATAT